TTACCTCTGATGGTACTTATACTGCTTACGGTACAGCAGGTAGTACTACATTTAGATTGCGTTCACAAGGATTCAATGGTAAAGTAACTAATGTATCAGTAAAAGAAGTTACAAGAGATAACGTACCTCGTATAGACTACACAGGAGGAGGTTGTCCACATATATTAGCAGAGCCACAGAGGACTAATTTGGTTACTTATTCAGAAGATTTTACACAATGGGGTTCAGATATTTCAGGAACAGGAACAACGCCTGTAGTAACATTAAACTATGCTACAAGCCCCTCGGGAGAACAGAACGCATCAAGATTACAATTAGATATAGGTAGTGGAACATCATCTAATGATTTTAGTCAACTTTCTGAAGCAATAACCATTTCTAATTCAACTGTATATTCAAGGTCAATCTATTTTAAAAGTAATACAGGCTCAAATCAAGATATAGTAATACAAACAAATGGAGAGGGTATAACAACATCAACTATAACTACGGAGTGGCAAAGATTTGAAGCCTCTCCAACTTCCGAAAATACGTCAGGGTTTATTAGAATAAGAATTAGAGGTAATGAAGGAACAGTAAGTCAAGCAGATATATTAGTTTGGGGAGCACAATTAGAAGAAGGCTCTTATCCAACATCTTACATTCCTAATTTCGGTACATTATTAGGAGTTACAAGAAACCAAGACATCTTCACAAGAGATGGTATAGGTAGTTTGATTAATAGTACAGAGGGGGTTTTGTTTGTTGAAATGGCTGCTTTGTCTGATGACAACACTGATAGAAGATTATCTTTAAATGATGGAAGTAATGCTAATGAAATTAGGATAGGTTACTCTAGATTTACAGGAAATATTATTAGTGAAATTGTATCAGGTGGTTCAGTACAAAATGTAAATTGGGGAGCAACAGGGGTTACTCAAACTAATAATAATAAATTTGCTCTTTCTTGGGGAAGTGGTACAATGAAATTTTATGTAAATGGTTTACAAACAAATATTGAAACAGGAATTACATCTCCAATAGGATTAAACACTTTAAAATTTTCATTAGGTAATGATACTTTAAATATGTTTGCAGAAGTAAAACAACTACAAGTATATAACACAGCACTAACAAATGCACAATTAACTTCTTTGACATCATAAAATGAACATATATAAATTACAATACACAGACAAAGCACAAGGAGATGCAGATTTACTTGCTAAAGGTACTTATAAAGTAGTAACTGAAGAAGGGGTAAGTCAAAATGTTTACATTAATGGTACTCAAGCAATAGTTTACATAGGTCAGATAGTAGAGATACCAGGAACGTATGATAAAGATGGACACGAGATAACACCACCTGTATATTATCCTGGAGTATTCTATGACTTAATGACTACTGAAGAATATGACTTTGGAACTTACGAGGTATTTCCAACAGATTGCGTACATTCGTTTTTAGGATATGCAAAAAATGCAGATGGTACTGATGTTGACCCTGATGAATTAGAAGAAATATAAAACAAATAAAATGAAAGATAATATCTTAAGTATAAATTTAGAAACTCAAACAGCTCCTGTTGTACAAGAAGTTAGAGGTAAAGACTATATAGAATACGGAACAGAAGATTGGAAAAACCTTTATCCACAGTTCTTAATAGACTTATACTATAATAGTTCAACTCATGCAGCGATTGTAAACGCAACAGCTGAAATGATAGCAGGTGAAGATTTAATTTGTAATGAAGAAGATTATAATTTAGATGCTTATGTTAGACTTAAGAAATTTTTAAGAAATGCAAATAGCAAAGAGTCATTACATCAAGTAATAAAAAAGATAGCTTTTGATTTTAAGCTTCAGGGTGCTTATGCTATACATTGTGTATGGAATAGAGAACGTACAGAAATAGCTGAACTATATCACGTACCTGTTGAGAGGGTAAGAGCAGGAAGACCAAATGAGTTAGGACAAGTAGATACTTACTTTATAAGTGCAGATTGGAGTAATACTAGAACACATAAACCTTATCCAATAGCAGCGTTTAATGTAAACGATAGAACAGCAGGTAGTCAGTTATTATACACAGGAGCTTATTCTCCTAACATGGACATCTATCATACACCTGATTACATTGCAGGTTGTAATTGGGCATTGGTTGACCAACGTGTTGCAGAGTTTCATCTAAACAATATAGAGAATGGCTTCAGCGGTTCTTATTTTATATCCTTTGCTAACGGAATACCAACACAAGAAGAAAGATTCCAAATAGAACGTAGTCTTACTGACAAATTCGTTGGTGCTAAAAATAGCGGTAAGTTCATTTTGACATTCTCAGACGATAAAACTAGAACCCCTGAAATTACACCAATATCAGTATCAGATGCAGACAAGCAATATTTAGCGTTACAAGAACTACTCGTTCAGAATATCCTCACAGCTCATAGGGTGACTTCTAAGACACTTATGGGTATTGACAGTACGAATGGGTTCTCAAGCAATACAGATGAGCTTATAAACGCATCTAATTTTTACATAAATACTGTAATACGACCTTTTCAATTAAATATCTTAAATACTTTACAGACTATATTCTCTGTAAATAATATGGATTTAGAAGTTGAATTTGTACAATTAAAACCTATTACGGTACAATTTGACTCTAAGACTATTAGGGAAGTAATGACACAAGACGAAATAAGAGAAGACATTGGTTTACCACCTTTAGAAGAAGACGAAGAAACTGTTGAGCAAGATGTAAAACTAGCTAAAACAGAAAAGACTGAGCTTGAATCTTTTATTGAAGAATTTGGTGAAGATATGCCTGAAGAATGGGAGCTTGTAGAAGAAGAAATAGTAGATGGAGAACACCAAGACTTTAACTTTGAGCAAGTATTGAATGAAATTGCTAATGAAAAATTAGAATTAGCATCAACAGGAACAGCTAGACCGAATGCTAGAAGTAGTCAAGATGGTACAAATAAATCTGATAATGAATTTTATAAGGTTAGATATGTTTACACTAAAGATAATTTCCTAAAACAAGAAGGGGAAACAAGAGATTTTTGCAGACAAATGATGTCAGCTAAAAAGATATACCGAAAAGAAGATATTTTACAAATGGGAAATAGAGCAGTTAATCCAGGGTGGGGACCTCGTGGAGCAGATACTTATAGTTGCTGGCTTTACAAAGGCGGAGGTAACTGTCACCATTTTTGGTTGCGTCAGATTTACAAAACTTCTTTAAGAGGAGCTAAAAGTGATATATCATCTAGTCAATTAATATCTTACACTAAAGCTAGGTCAGAAGGTTTTACAGCAGAAAAGAATGACAACTTAGTAGCAAGACCACCAAAGAGAATGAAGAATAACGGATTTTTAAAACCTAGATAAGCATGGCATACGTATTATTTATATCAGAAGAAAAACTTAAGGACTCAACTGCAATCAATCTTAATGTTGACCCTAACTTATTATTGCCTTATGTACGTCAGGCACAAAAGCTTTATGTAGAACCAAAGTTAGGAACACAACTTACAGAGAAACTTAAAGATTTAATAACTAACAATACAATAGGTGATGTAGGAAATGAAGCTTACAAGACTTTGTTAGATGATTACATTGGAGATATGCTACCAAATTGGGCATTTTATCACGCAGTACCTTTTTTACGTTTTAAGATAGAAAATGGTAATATATATTCTAAAACATCTGAGACTGGAAACGCACTTAGTACAGAGGAAAGTCAAAGTTTAAGAGAAGAAGTATCTAATACTGCTCAATACTATACAGAAAGACTTATAGATTATATTTGTAATAACACTTCTAGCTTTCCTGAGTACAATACGAACACAGGTGCAGATGTTAATCCTGACCAAAATGCGTACTATAATGGAATGAACCTAGAAAGACCTAGACAACAGGGAACTAGACTTACTTTAAGAAACTTTTTAAACGCATCTGACTACGTATAATGAAGAAACACTACAAACCAAAAATAATTAATGTAACTAAGCTAAAATCCTACTTAGAAAGTAAGCCTAAAAATAACAAGAATGAACGACCTAAGAGACACAATACAAGTAGGATTAGCTAACGGTTCAGCTATTGGCTTTACTTTAGCAAGTGCAAACGAAATATTAAGTTTTGTTGCATTGATACTTTCAATAGCATATACAATATATAAATTTTTTAAATTTGAAGATAATAAATAAATGGCTCGTAAAGTTATTTCAAGCACTTCTAAGAGCATTAGAAGAAAAAGAAAAGGTAGACATTCAAAGCAAGACAAAAACACTTACAGAGGACAAGGGCGTTAGTCTAGTTTTAATTAGAGATACTTTTACAAAGAAGTCTATAATTGGTAAGTTGCACGTAAATGGAGAAATGTTCTGTGATACTCTTGAGTTGCCTTATAAAGATAATCAAAGACGAATATCAAGTATTCCTATGGGTGTTTATAATGTAAGACTTAGATACCCTAGAGAAAGTGGCACAAGAGACTATTTACACCTATTAATACAAGACGTTCCTAATAGAGACTATATACTATTT